CAATTTTATTTCTTATTCTTTCCGTGATGAAATGATTGCCGATGGCATTGAAAATTGTCTAATGTATTTCCGTAATTTTGATCCCGAAAAATCAAAAAATCCATTTGCCTATTTTACGCAAATTATTTACTATGCTTTTTTACGCCGTATTATGAAAGAGAAAAAACAACTCTATGTCAAATACAAAGCAACAGAACAATTTGGTATGCTGGATGAATTGGAATCGGTGAAAGATTATGATAATAACATGAATACAAAATTGTATGAAAATATTTCGGAGTTCATTCACAATTTTGAAGAAAACAAACGCAAGAAAAAAGAAGATAAAATAAAAGGTTTAGAAAAATTCATGGAAGAAGAATTGCCTTGAAACTATTGACCATCACGATTATTTGTAGTATTTTATTAGGATGTGCGCCAGCTTTAAGGACGGCAGAAAAACGTTGCCAAGAAAATCCTTGTCACGGCCCACAATTTAAAATATTGGAGTGGTGAATGGAAAAATCTCAAATTGAGCATCACATTAAAATTCTTGAGGATAAGCACAAAACTCTTAATAAAACAATTGATAACTCTCATGCAGTATTATCCGATTTTCAAATTGAAATAATGAAAAAACAAAAGTTACAACTTAAAGATCAGATAGAACATTATAAAAAACAATTGACATGAAATTATGCATATTGGGTGATTGCCACTTTGGTGCGCGAGCAGATTCTTTGGATTTTCACAAATACTTTCAAAAATTTTATGATGAAGTATTTTTTCCCTATCTGATTAAAAATGACATAAAAGTTATTTTTCAGATGGGCGATTTATTTGATAGGCGAAAGTTTATCAATTTTAATTCTCTTTATCTATCTAAGAAATATTTTTTTGAAAAATGTGAAAAATTGAATATTCAATTACATACATTAATTGGTAATCATGATGTTCCTTATAGAAATACTCTTGAGGTAAACTCACCATCATTGTTGTTGAATGAATATTCTAATATTAAAATTTATGATCGATTTGATACCATAGAATTTGATGGTGTTTTGGTTGATGTGGTGCCTTGGATTTGTGATGACAATAGTAAAGAAATCTTTGAGCGCATGAAGGAAAGCAAGGCACAGATTTGCTTTGGGCATTTTGATATTGCTGGTTTTGAAATGGAAAGAGGTATTGTTAGCGATACTGGTATTGACAAGAGCGTTTTGTCCAAGTATGATGTTGTTTTATCAGGTCATTTTCATCACAGGTCAACGGATGATAATATCACATATGTTGGAACACCCTATGAAATGACCTGGTCTGATTGGAATGATCCAAAAGGTTTTCATATCTTTGATACGAACACCCGTGAAATGACCTTTGTGCAAAATAAACATACAATGTTCTATAAGATAAATTATGATGACGGCTCAAAAACATTTGAAGATTGGAAAGTCTTTGATTTTTCTGCTCTGAAAGAATGTTATGTTAAAGTGGTTGTATTAAACAAGCAGAACCCATATTTGTTTGATCATGTGGTTGATAATTTGTATAAAGCGGGCGTTTCAGACATTTCAATCGTTGAAGATTTTAGTGATGCCTTAATTGATAATGATCAAGATATTGTTAATCAAGCTGAAGATACGATGACAATTCTTTTTCGATATATTGATAATCTTGAACATGATGTTGAACCTGAAAAACTTAAAAATATTATGCGCGAACTATATGTTGAGGCATTGAATACTCAAGTGACTGAATGATTCTATTTCGCCATCTTCGTTGGAAAAATCTGTTAAGTACAGGTAATTATTTTTCTGAAATAAACCTTTTTACAAATCCCACAACGCTAGTGGCTGGTGTAAACGGTTCGGGAAAAAGTACGATGCTTGATGCATTGTGCTTTGGTCTATTTGGCAAACCATTTAGAAATATCAATAAGCCACAGTTATTGAATTCCATTAATAATAATGATTGTGTCGTTGAGATTGAATTTGACACGGGCAACAAATCATATAAAATTGTTCGTGGTATAAAACCAAACATATTTGAAATTTTTTGTAATGGTGAACTTATCAATCAAGAAGCTGCAAGCAGAGACTATCAAGATTATCTTGAAAAGTTCATTCTCAAATTAAACTACAAGTCATTTACGCAAATTGTTATTTTAGGTTCTGCATCATTTACGCCTTTCATGCAATTAAAAACGGCAGACCGCAGAGAAATCATTGAGGATTTGCTGGACATTCAAATTTTTTCTACTATGAATAATTTGGTAAAAGATAGATTAAGTAATAACAAAGATTTAGTTGCAAACAAGAAACATGAAATAGATTTGGAGCAACAGAAATTTGACATACAGAAAAAACATATTGAAGAATTGAAACAAAATAATGATGATAAGATAAAGGAATATGATGTAGAGATTCAACACCATAGCAATACCATATTTACTCTATTGTCAAATGTGACCATTCTTACAGCTGAGGTTGAAAAATTACAGGACTCCATGGTAATCAAAACTGAAACGGAGGCTAAGGTCAAGACAATTACAAAACTTGAATCACAAATTGAAGGTAACTTATCCAAATTTCGCAAGGATATAGATTTTTTTCAATCGCACGATAATTGTCCAACATGTAGGCAAACCATTGACACAGAATTCAAAGAAGAAGAACTTTCGAGTCTTTCTGTAAAGATATCAAAGTGCGAGCAGGGATTAAATGAGTTGGAAGAAAAACTCAATGCTGAACAAAAAAAGTTAAATGAAATTGCGGAGAAACAAAAAGAGCTTCAGAAGAAACAGGTAGAAATTGCAACATACAATACAACAATCACTGAAACAAACAAAATGATTGCTCGCTTGCAAAAGCTGATTGAAGAACTGAAGAATTCGAAAACAGTATCCGATAAAGAAGAAAAAGAATTGAGTGATGTAAAAAATGGCTTAAATGAATTGAAAGATAATTTAAGAGCGCTTATTGATGAACGTACCTACTATGAAGTTGCAGGTAATTTGTTGAAGGACACTGGCATCAAAACGAAGATTGTGAAACAATATTTGCCTGTCATCAATAAAGTAGTCAACAAATATCTAGCATCATTGGATTTCTTTGTGAACTTCAATTTGGATGAATCATTTAAGGAAACAATCAAATCTCGCCATCGTGACGAGTTTACCTATAATAATTTTTCAGAAGGCGAAAAACAAAGAATTGATATGGCTTTGATGTTAACATGGCGCGCAGTTGCCAAATTAAAGAATTCATCAAATACAAATCTATTGATTTTGGATGAAACATTTGATTCTTCATTAGATGCCAATGGTACGGAAGAACTGATGAAAATACTACATATGTTGGAGGGTGTAAATTTGTTTGTCATATCACATAAAGGCGACATATTGCAAGATAAATTTTCTAATGTTATTCGGTTTGTTAAAGAGAAAAACTTTTCGAGGATGTTAAAATGATGGAAAATCAAATTCGCATCACAGATGGTTATGAAAGAACTGTAGATATTTTATCATATAATGGGAACACATTTCAAGCAATTATGTTTGAAGCTTCATCCGACTATAATGACGTTTTACAGTTTAAAACTAAAAACGAAGCTAAGCAATTTGCAGAAAATTGGGTGTTTAGAAAATGAATGAAACATTAATTATTGATACAAATGCGGCATTAGCAACACCTTCGCAACAGATTAAAATTGAACCTTTGCCTTTATATGATGAAAATCATCCAATGCTTAAAGTGCTGATTCCTGAATATAAGCAATCGTTACCTAATCCTATTATGGACATTTTAATAAAACGGCTCAAAATGACTATGAAGCTATATGGAGGCATTGGGCTATCAGCAAATCAATGCGGTGTATTTGAAAGAGTATTTGTTATTGGTACTGATCAATTTCAAATTGCGTGTATCAATTCACGCATTATAGGCAAAGCACCCTCTACGACTAAAGAGAGTGAAGGTTGCCTCTCTTATCCTGGACTTTATCTTAAAATAGACAGACCTAGTTGGGTTGATGTAGAGTTTATTGATGAGGCAGGTGTAACAAAACAAATGCATCTTGAAGGTATAACTGCACGGTGTTTTCAACACGAACTTGATCACATGAATGGTATTCGCATGGTAGAATATGCAGGCCCTGTTACACTTCAAATGGCAAGAAAGAAGCAAAAAAAGATTGTTAAGGATATTATTCGGAATCTAAAGAAGCCGAACGAAACAAAGGCAAAAACATTTTCATTAGATGGCAAATAATGGAGAGTGCTTGACAATTGACTAGATATAGCATAAGATCATCATATGCGGTTAGTCCGAGACAGCTTACCCCAGTAGGTAGACAGGTTTGACTCCTGTGAACCGCTCCAACTACTTGTTTTCATTGACTTTTTTTGTGTTGTTTTTCTGCAACACAGATGGTTGACAGTTCCATTTAACTATGATACCATATCTGCCTATGAAACAAACGCATTTTACTGTTGAGCAGAAAACTCAGCTCGCCAAATTAATGGCGACCGAAAATCTTACGGTTGAACACCAAAAGCTTAGGACTGCACTATTCGACCCCAAAAATCGTATCCTATATCTTCCTATTTGGAAAGATATGACTGGTATTCTTTATGATCTGCTTTGCGGTCATGAAGTGGGTCATGCACTTTATACACCCGCAGAAGGTTGGCATGATGCGGTTGTTGATTCATCTAAGAAACAGCATTACAAATCATTTTTGAATGTTGTTGAAGATGCTCGTATTGAGAAAAAAGTAAAGCGTAAATATCCAGGCTTGAACAAGTCTTTCAGGGACGCTTATGCTGAATTAATGAAAAGAGATTTTTTTGGTTTGGGTAAACGCGATATCAATAAAATGGCGTTTATTGAGCGGTTGAATCTTTATACCAAATCGCAATATACCTTGCCTATTCAATTTTCGAATCACGAAGAAATGTTGGTTGAAAAGGTCAAAGCGTGCGAAACATGGGAAGATACTGTTCGTGTTACCGATGAAATCTACAACTATTCAAAAAACGAACAGTATGAAATGATGTTGGACGATTTGGCGTCACAAGAATATTCGGATGAATATGGTGATGATGATTATGAAAATGATGTAGATGGTGGTGGTGATAGCGATGAAACCGAAGAAGATTCTGAATCTACTTCGGAAGAAAAAACCAAAGAGAAATCCAAACCCGATTCAAAATCTGATGAGCAAGAAGAATTAGATGAGAATGAAGATTCATCTCACATTAATCGTTTCAAAGATTCCACACCTTCTACCGAGGACATGTTTAGCCCGCGGTGCGAAACTGACCAAAATTATCGTGCGAATGAATCCCAGCTTTTGGATGAAAAAACTAAAGATTATCTTTACCTAACATATCCAAAACCAATCCTTCAAAACATCATTACTCCTGCCAAGCGAGTTCAAGAGTTGTTAACCACTCACTACAAAAATGAGATTATTGGTGGCACTCTTACAAATGAAAAAGCTCAAAAATTAGTAAGTGAATTTAAGAATAAGAATGAGCGCTATGTTGGATTGCTTGCTAAAGAATTTGAAATGCGTAAAGCGGCAAAAGCATTCAACAAATCGAAGCTATCCGATACTGGTGATATTGACATTAGCAAATTGGCATCATTCCGTTTTGATGACAATATTTTTCGTAAGGTGTTACTGACACCAAAAGGCAAGAATCACGGCTTGATTCTGCTGCTTGATAAATCTGGTTCTATGTCAAACAACATGGGAGGTTCTATTGAGCAGATTCTTGTTCTAGCAATGTTCTGCCGCAAAGTGAACATTCCTTTTGTTGTTTATGGTTTTGGTGATGACCTCCATTCGAAATCTCACGACCTTGGATTGCCACGGGATGCCTTGCATAAGGTGCCGCATCTTCCGTTACAGCCCAATAAAAAAATTCAATGCTTTGAGCATAAGAATAAAACGCTTGATTTAGGTTTGGTTTTTTTGCGCGAGTATATCAATAACAAAATGACCAATGCTGAATTCAATATTGCGGTTCGCAACATGATTCTGTTGAAAAATACTTTTGAAGAACAACGATTCTCAATCAGACCGAGACCGCAAGGTGAGTACCTTTCAAATACACCTCTTACGCAAGCCATCATTGCTTGCACTGAGATGATGAAGGTTTTCAAAGCGGCAAACAATCTTGACTTGACCAGTTTGGTTATTGTCCACGATGGTGATTCAGATTGGACAAATTCCTATTGGGCAGAAACTAAGAACATTTTAGAAATAAAGCATGATACAAATCAAAAGAAAACCGCACTTGTGCGAAAAAATATTGACAGTATCAACAATAATGTAATCATTAAGGATTCAAAAAATAATTTTGAACAAAAGATTCCTTTTATTTTAAAAAATAATAGCCGTGATGCAATGATGCGGATGGCTCTTTCTTATTTCAAAAAGTTAACTGGTTCCAAGGTGTTTGGTTTCTTTTTGATTACTGGTCATAGTTCCTCTTTAATTCGCGGAACAATTTATCATCGTCATGTT